TAATCTAGCTGGTATTGAATCTGATGTACCATCCCCAAGGCCGTCTACTTCTCCTGACCCTGAGAACTCAGAAGCTGATAAAAGAACTTTGTCAAAAATTTGACTTAGTTGTTCATCACCTTCTAGAGCGTTCATTAAATATTCTTGTTCCTTTGAATCTAAAGCTTTTTCAATAACCATTTCCATTTGGTCTTGTTCAATTACTTCATCTGATTCTTGCGAAGCTTCTACTTCTTCTGGATCTGCATTAGGATATGTATCTACAGGAACATCCATCATTGGTTCTTCAATAGATTCCTCCTCTACTGGCATGTCCATAGCCATTTCAGGTGGCATCATTATAGAACCTCCTTCTGCTTTGTTTTCTCTTTTTTCTTTTAGCAACTTATCTATTTTTTCTCTGTATTCTTTAGAATTACCATATTCATTTAATGCTGCTCCACCAGCAAGTAATGCAGCAGCTGTAGCCGCGCTTCCTACTGTTTCATCTGGTGCGTCTATATCTGGATCTCCTTTTGCAAGTCTTTTTTTAAGAAATTTTCCTAATTTAACTGCTAATCCTCCTGCAAGATAATCTTCTCTTTCTGGAGGAACCATAATAGATCCACCTGACATATACATTTTTTTATCTTTTTTATACTTTGACTTAGGCATAAGGTATTCCTTTTTGTTCTCGTTCGTCTAATATTACTTTTACGTTAGCCTTCAACTGCTCTAGGTGTGCCAGAGAACTCAGCTTCCCCTGACTGCGGAACAGCTCCAATTCCGATGTTGCCACCGCCAGTACCTGTTGCTCCAAGGTCTTGCGCTCCTTGAGGTACTCCAGCAGGGCTTCCCATGCCTGTTTGTTGTTGATCAGTGGAAGGAGCTTCTTCGCCTGTTGTTTGTCCATTCTGCATACCTATTATTTGTGCCATGATCGCTGCTTCTTCAGGATCGTTTAGCAGTTCATCGGGGTCTAAGTCTAAGCTGTAAGCTAACTCAGAAATTAATTTGTTCATCTTAACAAAAGGAGCTACGGCAGGATTCTGTACTGTCTGTAAGAACATAGTTAATCTTTGTGACCTTACTTCTTTTTGCATTAAACTGTTAGTGCCTGTTGCTTTAACTTCTAAGTCTCCATCAACACCTAGCTTCTTTTCTAAAAACTGCATGTTCCATTGAAAAAATGCTTCTCCTAATGGCTTTAATAAAAAGTCATCTAGGTTTTTAATAACTGTTTTGATGTTAAGTGACGCTGCTCCAAGTAACATTGACATACCTGACGCTGTTCTTGTCATGCTTTGCACACCTGTTTGTCCGTGTGAGTAGCTTGGTATACCTGTTTGCTCGTCTGCAAGCTGTCTAAACTTGTCAAACATCATCATATTTTCTGTAGATGTGTTAGGAAACTTTAAGCCATTTATTGCTTGTCCAGCTACTCCTGCTTGTCTTTTAAAGACTTTTCCGGGGTATATCTCCATACTTTGTCCACCAACAAGCGCAGTTTCGTCTACATCGAATACTAGTGAGCCAGAAAGAGCTAAGTTGTCTATAGCCATTCTAGCGTGTCCATTCATTATCTGTTGAGAGTCATCCATGTTTTCTGCTACGCCTATGCCGAAAAAACTGTATGGATTTCTTTCATACGGGAAAGCTTGATAAGGAACTCTAAAAGGAGTAAATGGATTAACGACAGCTCGTAAAAGTTTACCGTTACCTATCCAAGCGTTGATTTGTACTTCATCTAAATCATCAACATCTTCTGGTATATCCATGCCTACCTGACGAGCGTACTCTGCATCCATAACTCCCCAGTATTCTAAGACTTCGTATTGATTTGCAGAATATTCTTCTGACGCATCTTCATCTCTTAGCTCACTTTCGTAGTCTAGTTCTACATAGTTTGGCCCCATAGTAAGGCACTCTCTAATAGCATCCTTATTAAAGTAAGGCATCTTTCCTAATGCCCTAAGTTGTGTTCTGTTTAGCTTATGCCTGTGAAATATAAACTCTGCCTCATCCATGCTTGTAGCACTTGGATCAGGAAAAAAATCCCAAATAGAAACAAACTCAATTCTAGGAACGCGAACATCCACGGGTTTATATACCCTTTCGCCTTCTTCATTTTCATCCCATCTATTAAGCGTTTTATTAAAGTTAAATGGCCCTTTAACGATTCCTGTACCAAATAACGAACATTCAAAAAGTGCTGAACGTAATTCTGCAGAACCGCTAGATTCTTCAATTTGGTCATGTATTAATTTCTCCATCCGTCTTGCTGCTTTTTGAGCAGGGTCTACTTCTAGCATTTGAGGAATAGCACTTAGCCCTTCCTGCATATCAAGTTCTTTTTCAGGTCTAACTACTTCAAAGTTTCCTGAGCCGTAGGTTGCACCTGCTTTAAGAACTCGACCATCACCTTCGTAACCTACGTCAAATGGATTATCAGTTTCCTCAGTAGCTGTATCTTCCTCCTCTTGTCGAGGAGCTGAGGATTCCAGAGAAGGATTAAAGTTTGCGTGTTCTTCAACCCCCTCTGGCATCTTCGTTTCGGATACACCTATAGGAAACTTATTACCACCAAAAACAACGTCTACAAGTTGTCCAAAAGCTGCTAGTACTTTAGTCTTAGTTACTTTAACAAAGACTCTAGACTTTTCAGATTCTCTGAAGCGAACATGCTTACCATACAAACCACGGTAATTGTGGTAGGCAGTAAGCCATCTTTCCTCGTCAATATCTCTTGATGATTGTGCTACAGAGTAGCGATCTAACAAAAGAGCAACAAGGTTGTTTTCTAAAGACTCCTCTAATGTAAGAGCCTTTCCGTGTTCATCTTCAACATCTTCAAAGTACAGCCCATTAGCCGTCAATGTATTTTCGTTGTTTTCAGCCATTAATTATTCCCTATTAACCAGCTTGAGTTGTTGTAATACCATCCTGTACTTTGCACATACCATTAAGATACCAGTTAGTACCATCAGACCATACATGAACAAAATCTCCGTGAACAGCCTTATTAGCTACAAATGAAATAGTGTCAGCATCTGTAACTGTAGCAACACTTCCTGCTGCATCTTCAGGTGAACTAATATTACCTACAATAATATTTGCACTTGAAGCTGTTACAACGGTATGAGTTCCAGTAGGCTCTGTAGCTCCTACATAAAACCAATACTCAAGTCCTGCAGCTGGTGCAGGTAAAGTTTGTATTTTAGCTGCTGCTACATTAAGAACATAACGAGTTCCTGATTCTGCAGCTGTGATTGTGTTTGCAGCTGTAATTGCTTCTGTGTCTGAGGGTTTTTGAACTTTTTCAGCTAGTTCGCGAACATCAGTTGTTTTAGCTGAGTTACGACCAGTATCCCTAATATTTACAATTGCCATAATTTTCTCCTAGTTAGTATCCGAATGTTGAGTCTGAAGGCGTGTAAGCCTGTTGTAAATGTAAATTTCTTATTTGACTATATGGGTCACTTAAACGTGGCCTTGACATGATCAAATACCGTAAGGCATCATAAGCATGATCTGGCGCATGAGTATCCACATCTTCAGGATTACTCTTGTCCAAAGGAATACCTGTAAGTTCGCGTATCAGATTAGGGCATGTATTAAATATTTGCAATCGTGGCCTTCCGCTTTGCTGAACTTTTAGGTATTCGTGAACTTGAATTTTCCCTTGGATACGGTTTTTATCTGCTCTACGGAGCTTATGACCTGCACGTTGTAGGGTTTCCCCCACGGTTGGCCCCGTAGTACCAGTTCTTGCCCAAGCTGCGGTATCCAACACACCTTGCACACTATACGGGTCATAGACTTCCATGTTAGTTATAACCTGAGCTAAGTCTACACCCGTTAAGTTCTTTTGATACAGTTCTCTATATATAATAAGAGTACCGTCTGTAGGGTCTACTGCACCCCAAACACAAGCACTTTCTGAAGCGTACCCGTAATCAATACCTTTTATACGTTCCCATCCTATAGGAATCTCAAAAGGAATTACCACATGCACGTTTGGATCAAACTCTGTAAATGCAGCACCTTCTGTAATTTCCCAATTACCTTCAAGTAGCTGTCTACGCTGTACATCTGGTAATGCCTTTAGCATTTGTTCGTACCTTCCATCTTCGGACAGATACGGATTGTCATCTAGTCTTGCTGGAATAAACTTTCTGGATAGTCCATCATCTCCATCAAAACTTTCATTGGGTGGGGCAGGGCTTATATATCGCTTCTTTACCCAATGAGCACCTACACCTCCGGGGTTTGCCGTGCAACGGAGATACGGTGTTATCTCTGAATCTGTTGTACGCAACCTCGATGCTAAGTAGTTCCAAGCAAACTCTGTGGGTAGGTGGGTAATTTCATCGAACCCTATCCAAGAGTAGGCTTGTCCTTGGTAACGATACACATCAGCATCCCTTTCTAGGAAGCCGAACTCTACTTTAGCACCACTCGGAAAATTCCAAAGCTTCTCTACCTCTCTAAACTTACAGCCATGAAAGGCTTGAGGGTATAGTTCTCGTGACTTATCTATAAGTTCACGTAGCTCTGGCATTGATCTTCTTAGTATTAAAGCCCTGTGAGCTGCGCGGTGTGCGTACCTCAAAGGGTCTACTAACATAGCGTAGGACTTTCCTCCTCCCGCTGCTCCACCATATAATACATCTATTTCTGGTGCAGCTAAGAAATCTGTTTGTGGGCCATCATTCGGCTGAAAGATAATATTATTGTTGACTTCTTCCTTTACTTTTAAAGGAGCTTCATCAATAACATCATCTGTTACTACTTGACCTGTCGTTACTGTTTTGTTGTCAAGTTTATTTAATAATTCTTTGGAGCTGTTTAAAGTCTTTCGTTGTCTTTGCAACTTAGCTTCTACAGCATTTACTCTTTTTTGCTTGTCTCGTACTGCTTTCTTAGCAGCCAGCTTAGCCTTTGTCTCGCTGTGATAGTTGTAACCTCTACCCTTTGAGCCTTTAGCTCTCCCTGCTTTCTTACGGGGAGTACCGTCTTTCTTTAGTACGAAGCTTCCAGTGTCATCTTGTTGGTATAACTCTGGATGTAAATCCCAATCGTTAGTTCCGTTCTCTGATGACATTCTTTAATCCTTGATGACTTATGCTACGACCTGTCTTATGCGCTACCCACGCGGCTCCATCTCTTAGCGAGATAGATCCATCATTTACTAGGTCTTTGATCTTGTCCAAAGCCTCTAGTTCTTCTGGTATCTCTACTAACTCTTTCGAGCTTTCTGGAGATAACTTGTAGCCAAAGGGAGTCTTTCCCTTCTTAAGCCTCAATTATAACTTCCTCTTTTGCTGGTAAGATAAACACACCACCACTTACTTCGTGTTTAACATCCATCGTTTCACGTTTACCTAACCCCACACGGTCTAATATAGTCTGTGCAGCCTGTACTCTCATACTTGCTTGAGGTATAGGTTCATTTGATTCCATTACTTGTACCAGTTTCTGTGCAGCTTGAGGGGCTGACTGAGCAAGGATGGTCGAAGCCATTTCTATAATTTCATTTTTGAGGGCTTTTACTACATGCCAGTGCGTTGTATAGCCAGCAAGCTCTGCTGCTTTTTTAGGATCACCTCCTGTTACAAGTAAATGTTCAAGGAAATTCTCTTGTTTGGTGGTTAATTGTTTGTTATTATTCTTCATAGTGTACCATTATAGGGTTGATATGAGGTTTTGTCAAGTAGTTTGTGCATAAAAGACTTGACAAGTTAAAAATACAACTATATAATAGAGGAACCACTCTGGGGTTGCAACACCTCTATAAAGTAACTCTAGAAACCCGCCCAAAACTCACCGCCTTACTCTGGAATTTTCTGGAGTCCCGCCTTAACTACTTTACAACTCAAACCTTTGCAAAATGTATATGCATTAGTATATATAGGGGAGGGGTGGGGGTGGCTCTGGCGCACCTCTCTTATATTATAGTCAGACTCTGAAGTATCGCTGGAGCTACCTAACGTAACCTATTGAAAACTATAGAATATTTTAGAGTAATGGCGACAATGTTTTGGAGGTTTACAGAATTTTCTAGAGTTTAAAAAGTTTCTATAGTTTAACTTTAAAAAGAAAACTCTAAAAAATTCATAAACTTACAAGCTTAATTAATATTAACAGCACCATTACCTAAAGTTTTTTATTGCTAAGTATTTGACTTTGAAAATTGTATATGCGATTCTTTGCTCATGCCGTCAGTCGGCGGCCTTAACAAAGTTACTTAGGAGGTAACAAACATGAGAAATTTTGACAGACAAGCACTAGCCACTAACCGACAAAAATACAGCGCGGCTAATACGCTGTTTAACCAAGGTTTAGTATTAGGACTTTACTTGCCAAGTGAGAAAGGTATTGTCACCAAAATCTTACGAGCTTTTTTGGAGGACGCTGGCGAGAATACTTTAACGCCTAGCTTTAAAGGTACGATATGGAACACGCCAGTTACTAGCGGTGATATATCAGATATTTATGATACGTCTAGTAGAGAATGTACCGCTAAGCATACCGAAAAATTAGTGCTTAAAAATAGCGAATGGTATTACCTTAACGCCGAAGAATTTTTGGACAGCAATGGCTATGTTCAAAATGCCGTCACGTATTGTTTCGAACTGCTTAACTGGTATCGTTACGGTGTAGATTTTGATAATTATAAATTCGCTAACGATAAAAACTATCGTGGTGACTTTGATAATAATACTTATTATGGGGAAGAATCTCATATAACTCGCGATTATGCGGCTAAATACTTTGAGGAATTAGGAAAACCAATTCCTAGTGATACTTCATCCAAGACACCGACTGTTTCAATTAAAGATAAAACGCCTAATTCGCCAGTTATTACGCTAGATATTAACGGTATAGAAGTTACTACCGCTAAGGAATTGGCCGCGTGTAAACTTGCCGATTTGAAAAGGGCTTTTGAGTTAAAGCATGGTATTGCTACCAGTGAAAAGAAACCAGCTCTAGTCAATTACTGGCTTAAAAAGCTATTAGGTGAAACTTCTTAAAACTCTAAAAAACTTCTAAGTTTTCAAGGCTCGTTAATTCGAGCCTTTTTTTTGCCTTCGATATTTTCTCTAAGCTTCTCTAAGCTTCTCTAGTACTTCAACCCATAGTATCACCTAGGTTTAACTGCTAGCGTTGAGTCACGAGCCTTACAATCAGTTTTAGAGCTATGTATAGCTACCATAACTAGCGTTATATGGCTCTGGTTTGACTTGTATCGCTTCGTATGCCATGATTCGAACCATTGCCAAGCTTGCCGACTAAAATGGCGTAGAACAGCTTAGAATCGTTTTTGTTAATATATACTTATTATATATAATTATGTTAATAAGATGTTGATAAGCTGTGGATAACTTGCAAACTGTAAGCTTATAACTTACACGTTTTTTAAAATTTACCCTCGCGCTTGTTTAATGGAGTAGCGGTGGCTAAATTAATAGAGTAACAATGGCGATTTGACAAGCGATTGAGGTCGTGGTAGCTTGGAATGATGATGATTTTGGAATTGTTTTTAAACTTAAATTAAATAATAAAGGAGAACTCAAATGGGTTCAAGAGATATATTAAACCAACACGCTGATAGAATATATAAAGCTATATCTGATATAGTTTATGATGATGATGGCTTGGAAAATATCATGGATACTCATGGCATTGAGCATGATTTAACTATAGATAAATATGCTGAAGGTAAAGAAATAATTTTTAGAATTTGGAATGAGGATTCGTAATGATAACTTTTATTATAATCGTAGGTTCAATGGTTGCTTTCTTTGTGGCGGCTCATGTATTAATTAAATTAACAGGTAAATAGTTATGAAATTAGAACAAAAATATTATCGTAATTGCTTTGGAAAATATCGTAAAATTATAGTTCCTAAACACGACGAGCACGTTTGTGATTATGAAGATTGGAATGAGGGTGCAGGAAAATATTATATAAAAGCACGTTATTCTCACCATGATTGCCACCATTTTACTAATAATAACTTTTATATGAGTTATGGAGATTAAATATGGAAATGTTTGGTCAGGATTTATTCGCTGTTAATAAATATCCTACTGGTACAATATATACCTTTAGGTTTAACAATAACTATAAGGTAGAAGTTACTGAAAGTAAAAAAGATTATTATACAATGTCGGTGTTTGACAGCGAGAAAAAGATATGCCATGATTTGATTTCGTGGCTAGACGAGAGCAGTCTTGTTGATAAGTTAAGTAAGATAAAAGCTTTAGGAGTAGTTTGATATGCAAGTTACAATACCTTTTAATAATATTGATAGGTCATTCAAAGATTTGTTGGATGAGTCTAAAGATTTAGGTTACACTTTTGGTAGTCTTTTAAGTTCTCCAGAAGCTAATCCTAAGTTAATAAAAAATCTAAAGAAAGGAGTCATGTCTTTTCCTTTACATTTATCGCCTTATGATAAAGCAGGTTATGGTAATGTGTGTCCTTTCGCATCGCCAGAATGTATAGAGTTATGTTTAAATGAAGCAGGTAATCCTGTATATCTTGATGGTAAAATTGAAGCTAGAGGACAGCGTACCAAAATGTTTTTCAAGCACAAAGAATTATACTTTACTCGGTTGATTAAAGAAATTAAAAGAGCTAAAGCTAAAGCAGACAAGGCAGGTATGCAATGTGGTATTAGATTAAATGCGACAAGCGATTTAAGTTATGAAAAGTTTTATATTAAACGAGAAGGATTTGCACATGGTATTAATTTAATGGATTGGTTTCCTGATGTAGAGTTTTATGATTATACTGCTGTACCTAATCGGACAACACCAAGTAACTACCACTTAACATTTAGTTTAAAAGAGAATAACTTTGACACGGCTATGGCAGAACACAAGCGTGGTTTAAATATAGCAATACCATTTAAGACACAACGGCAAGAAAATTTACCTAAAGTTTGGAATGGTATTGAAGTAATTAATGGTGATGAGCATGACTTTAGACCACTAGATAAACCTAGTACTATCGTAGGCTTAACAGTTAAAGGCAACATGGATATGAACAGTCCATTCTTTCAGGAGGTTACAGCATAATGGAATTAGATATACTTATAGGCATGACAGTTTTTGTATGGATTTGTTTTATATTTTATTTATATATGGAGAATGATGATGAGTAATTTAAAAACATATATGTTTAGAGAACATACTGCTGTAACGGAAGAAATTTTAGTTGAAGCTAAAAATTATGATGATGCTGTAGACCTTTTTATTTATGGCGAAGGAGTTGTTGTAAAGACAGATTCAGAAATTACTAGTTATGATTGTATAGATAACCCCGATTAATTTAAAGGAGAATGATGATGAGTAAAGAATATAATAATGTTTATCTTTATGAACACACAGTTAGATTTTGTAGAAGAGATGATGATGGTTACGAGTTATTAAATGATGATGGTTCAGTTAAAACATTTATTGCACCTAAATTAGATTTTGTAGGTTATGGTTTGGAGTACGATATGGTACAAGTTAGTGACTTGGTGGAGGAATAGCAATGAGTAAATTATCCCACAGTAATCCATACTTGGATGATGTTTATGTAGATGGTGATGAGTATAGGTTTGAGAATGGTGGTGTTTATGTTAAGCCTGAGCCTGATGCAGATGATTCTATACCATTAACTAAGGAAGAATTAATTAAAATTTATGATAACTTAGAGCTGCATTGGTACACTTATATGTGTACTAAAGATGCTGAGGATGAATGGTATTCTGTTAATGATAGTAGTTTAAATGGCAGGGAATTTGATATTAATATTTCTGAAATAACTATAGTTAGTGACACTGTTAAATGTGCTACTGCAGTTTTGTACGAGTGTCATAAAGATAATGATGTTTGGAGAATTGATATTGAAAATTACTATACTTTATTTGAAGGTCGTTATTATAAGGAGTTAACAGAATGGCAAAGCAATCGGTCACCGAAAAAAAGAAAGCTGAGAGAGCGCGTAGGTTATTAAAAATAAAGTTATGTGCTGATGGATATTTAGCATTTAATAAAAGACTCATACAAAACAAGAGGTTAAAAAAATAATAAATAAATTATCAAAAAGATTTCTGAAACTTTTAAAATTTTAAAATCTTTTTAAAAAGATTAGAATGTTTTTGTTTATGAATTGTTAAAAGATTCTAAAATATTATACAGGTTTAAAAAGTATTTGTCAAGTGTTGACAGCCACATGGGAACGTGGTAGGCTTGTTCCCGAAATCAAAACAACTTTGGAGAGTTGATATGTTACTACAGTTAAACAATAATAGAGAAGCAGTTAATGCTTTAAGATTAAATGGTTATGGAGACGCAGGGTTTGAAGTTAAAAAATCTGATGTAAGATTTTATAATAGAGAAACTGGAATGACTCAGCAGTTTGAAGGTAAAGAAGTTTACTATCGTAATGATACTGGTGAGCCTATCGCCATACACGGCAAGCGTTACAAGCCACTACAGTATACTACTATGATAGATAAAAGTAGAGATATGATAGAGCGTTGTAACTTAGATGCTACTGGTGTTACCGAGCAGATACAGGTATCCCCGAATAGCGGTATGTGCTTAGTTAATTATACACTACCTGCTAAAGAGTACGAGACTCCCGATGGAGACACTGGTTGCGTTACTGTTATGGCACTATCTAGTTTTAATGGGGTGTGGAGTTTTATATTATCTTTAGGTTTTAGGCAGAGTGCTTGCTTAAACTCTCAGATATTTATTAAAAATCCTGCAAGCATTTATAAGTCTAGGCATAATGGTTCGCTTGATGTAGATAAAGCTACTAACCTACTTGGTAAAACTGCTGATGTTATCGAAGATGAAATAGAGTTATGGCACAAGTGGCACGCTCAAGAAGTTAGTAACGCTGAGGTAATTAAAACTATTGAGGATACTGTAGGTATAGTTAATGATGGTAAGAACAAAGACTTTATCTATATACTTGATAAGTTTGTACACCACTACTCACCGACTATGGGTAAAAATAAATGGGCGTTGTATAATGCTTTAACTGATTGGTCTACTCACGCTCCATCACGTAGTAAAAATAAAATTACTTTACTGCAAAGACGTAGCGATAAAGTTCAGGAGACTTTAGAAACTAACTTCATGGTTGCACAAGCAGCTTAACATATAACAGCTCCTAAGCATGAGACAGTAAACTGCTTTACTTTTAAGGAGTTAATAATGGGTAGAAAAAATGTATTAGATTGTTTTGTTGAATCATATAAACCTACTGCTGTCTTTAGACAAAAGGTATATAAACTTGTTGGTGGTGATGATGCCTTGACAAAGTACACGGATGAGGATATACTTGTGATGCTTAAAAACATGGCAGATAAACTTAAATATTTAGATAGAGAAATAGAAGCTGGAGCTTTAGAAGCTGAGCAAGAAATAACTCAACGTAACTCAGACCGTTGGGCATTGGATAACTGTTCTTAACTTAGGAAAATAAAATGATAATAGTAAACGAAGAATACATAAATACTGATGGGACTAGCAATCAAGGAGAGATTACTAATACCTATTGGAATATTGTTGACTGCTTTGGTGAGCCTACCTATACTTTTGATAGCTATCGAGATGCTAGTAAAGTTCAGTGGTCTTTAGAAATTGATGATGTAATAGTAACTATTTATGATTGGTATGTTAAAGATTTACCTGAACACAACATGCTGTGGATGATAGGTGGTAAAGAACCTAAAGCTGTAGATAAATATAAGGAAGCTATGCGAGAGCATGGTAAACGTAAACTAAATATAGTTAAGCAGCACTTTGGTAGAGACAACGATAAACTTTTAGTATGTTAGGAGCATAGTTAAATGAGTATAAATTATACAATGGAAAATGTAGGGGCTAACTGGAATTATCATTTAGATGATTACCTTGCTATAGATAAAAAAACTGAGGAAGTAATAGCTGTATCTGGTAACAGTGACTTTACTGCTGAGGAGCTAGGGCTTAGAACTATTGGTAACAATCGCGAGTACTATGTTGTTAAGGTTGTTAATACACATTCAAAAACTAAATGGAAGTAATTAAAATGACGACTGATATATATGACAGAGCATTAGACAATGCTATAGTAAGAGCTGTAGCTGAGGGTAGGTCAGACGATGATGAGTACGTAGATAAATTAGCTGATGAAGAACTAGAAAAACTTATGGAGAATAGCTATGGTTGATGACATAGATAGTTTAGTAAATATATCTAGAGAAATATTTATAGAAGATTGCTGGGCTAAGATATTTGCGATGCATATTATGTGTCCTTGTCCTGACCCCCAAGTAAAAAGATTATTTATAAACTTTGTAATCGGAAGATGTAATTATAAAAATGTTGATAAAATTACAGAGCAGTTTGTATTTGATTGCTTTCCTATGTTTATAAATTATAAGTGTCTTGGTAACAAGGTGCTTGACACCGAGGTGGATTCGTGCTAGACTCCCCTCTCAAACTGAAGAAAACCAAAGGAGAAATTATATATGGTTTATGAAGGCATTGCTTATTGGGCATCTATTACTACACCTAACACTAGGTTTGAGCCAAAGTATTCTGTCGATTTAGTTGTTGATAAAGATACTGCTCAAGACTTAAAAGAGAAAGGCTTCAGTGTTAAGTTCGATAAAGAAGAAGGCCCGACTATAAGTATAAAGCGTAATGTAAATGGCCCTAATGGTATGGTGCGTAAAGCTCCTAAGTTACTGGACAAAAACAAGAACGAACTTGATTGCCTTGTTGGTAATGGTTCTAAGGTTAAGGTTCAGTGCAAGCCGTGGGAAATAAACCGTAATGGTCAAGCGTTCAAAGGTCTTGAGCTACAGGCAGTACAGGTAATAGACTTAGTACAGTACAGCTCAGGAGATGGCGATGAGTTTGACGCTATTACAGACTTAGAAACTGAGGTGGATGAATTATGAGTGAAGGTAACGTAGCCTATGTACTTGATGATGTATCTTACGAAGTTAGTAAGTTTACTGATGAAGGTAAGATAGTGTTTGCTAGACTTGTTGAAGTGCAGAAAGATATACAAAATCTTAATAGAAAGATAGAGATATTACAAGCTGCTGCTATAACATTAAACGTAAAAATAAAAGACCAACTAACGGAGGACATGAGGACTACTGTAGAGGATGCAGAACAAGTAGCATCTTAACTGAATGACCTTGGCAAGTCGGTAAACTGCCTTTACTTTATAGGAGATTACACGATGGCTTTTGTTAAGTACCATCAACCATGTTATTTATGTGACTCCAGCGATGCAGTATCTGTCAACGATGATGGTAGTGCATATTGTTTTAGTTGCGATAAACGAATACCAAACTACGAAGTAAAAGAAGGAGCAGATAAAAATATTGTACAGGAAATAAAAGTGCATAGAACAAACTCAGTAAATGAAATTGAAGGAGAGTTCTTAGCTCTTAATGATAGAGGTATTTCTCTAGCAACTGCTAAGAAATATAATGTTAAATCAACTACAAACCAAAACGGTGATGTAGTCCAACACTTCTACCCATACTGCATAGCTTCAGAAGTTACAAGCTATAAGGTTCGGAGTGAAGGTAAACACTTTACATGGCGCGGTAGCTCTCAAGGCACTGGTCTGTTTGGTGAATCCGCTTTCAAAGATAGCGGTAAGTTTATTACATTAGTCGAGGGCGAATGTGATGCGATGGCAGCGTATGAATTACTAGGTTCTAAGTGGCCTGTAGTTAGCGTTAAGTCAGGAGCAGCAGGAGCAGCTAGGGATGTTAAAAATTCACTGGAGTTCCTAGAAAAGTTTGACTGTGTAGTAATTAACTTTGACAATGATAAAGCAGGGCGTGAGGGTGCTAAGGCTGTAGCTAGATTACTAACACCTAGCAAGGCTAAGATACTTACAATGCCAGATGACTTTAAAGATGCTAACGAAATGCTCAGAGCTAAACGGGCGCAAGCCTATATAGATGCTTGGTGGGGTGCGAAGTTATATACACCATCAGGAGTTCTTAATATATCTGAACAGAAGTTAGACTTTAATAATCGTGAGCAGCGTGAGAGCATACCATACCCTTGGGCTGGTCTTAATAAAAAACTATACGGCATGAGGAGAGGTGAGCTTGTGACACTGACAGGTGGTACAGGGCTTGGTAAGTCTAGTATTACCCGTGAGTTAGAGCACTGGCTAATCACTCACACCAAGGACAACGTAGGTATCATAGCATTAGAAGAAGATTGGAGACGTACTGTTGACGGTATACTTTCAATCGAGGCTAACGCTAGGCTTTACATTGACCAAGAGCGTGAGCAGTTCTCAGAAGATGACCTTAATAAATACTTCGATAATATTTATGGCGGTGAAAATAAAGATAGGGTGTGGATACACAGTCACTTTGGTATTACTAACATTGATGAAATCTTTAGTAAGTTAAGATTTTTAATTGTTGGTTGTGGTTGTAAGTGGGTATTTGTAGACCACCTACACATGCTTGTTAGCTCTATGTCGGAAGGCGATGAGCGCAGGGCTATAGATAATATTATGACTAGGCTCAGAAGTATTGTTGAGGAGACAGGTGTGGGGTTAGTACTTGTTAGTCACTTACGTAGAGTAGATGGTAATCGAGGACATGAGAATGGTATCTCGGTAAGCCTATCACATCTACGTGGTTCGCAAAGTATTGCTCAGTTATCTGATTGCGTTATAGCTTTAGAGCGTGACCAACAATCTGATGACCCCGAAGAAGCTAACACCACGCACATGAGGGTACTTAAATCTAGGTACACTGGTGATGTAGGTATGGGTACTCATTTGCTTTATGACAGAGAAACTGGTAGACTTCGGGAAACATTCATTGATGCTGACAACGAGGTAGACGAGTTATGAAATCTTTAGTATTCGATATTGAAACTGACGGGTTACAGCCTACAAAAGTTTACTGTATGTCTGTCCTCGATGTTGAAACTCAAGAGCAATTTAATTTTAATCCAAAGAAACTAAGTGAAGGAGTTAAGTTATTACAACAAGCAGATAAATTAATTGGGCATAATATTATTGGCTTTGATATACCAGTGGTTAAAAGATTATTAAACACTGATTTATCAGACAAGAAGTTAGTTGATACACTAGTACTTTCTAGATTGTTTAATCCAGTACGAGCATCGCATAGCTTACAGGCTTGGGGATACAAGTTACAGTTTCCTAAGATAGAGTTCGATGACTACACTAGATACTCAGACGAGATGATGAAGTACTGCGCTCAGGATGTGTTTTTAAACTATAAAGTTTATGAAGAACTTAAACGTGAGAGCAAGGGCTTTACTAGCGAAAGTGTTAATGTTGAAATGGATACTTATAAAATTACTACAGCCCAAAGAGACTATGGCTTTATGTTAGATAAAGATAAAGCTAATAAGTTGTTGGAGGAACTGACCAGCGAGCTTAACAACACTCAAGAGGTTGTGCATAAAACATTTACTCCTAAGATAAATGAAAGGGTAATCTACCCACAGCACACACATGATGGAGTGTTACGTAAGTTAGGTATAGATAAAAATGGTAAGCAAGCTAGACTGTCTGATGAGGAGTATAATATATTTAAAGATTGTACTGCTTCAGAGATTGTACGAACTGCAAAGGAAGAATTTAATTTAAGTTCTCGACAGCAGATAGGTACATACTTACAGGAGTTTGGCTGGAAGCCTAAAGTATTTACACCTACAGGGCAGCCGAAGGTTGACGAGAAGATACTAGCTACTGTTACGGACATACCCGAAGCAGCAATGATAGCTAACTATTTAATGTTACAGAAACGGATAGCGCAAGTACAGTCGTGGTTATCTTTTTTAGATGGTGACAGAGTGCATGGCTCAGTTATATCTAATGGTACTATTACTGGTAGAATGTCGCACCGTGACCCTAACATGGCTCAGATACCTAGCCTATCATCTCCCTACGGTAAGGAGTGTAGAGCTTGCTGGACAGTTCCTAGAGGGTATAAGTTAGTAGGTGTGGATGCTAGTGGTCTTGAGCTACGGATGCTTGCACACTATCTCAACGATAAGGAGTTTATAAATGACATACTCAACGGAGACATACACACAGCTAATCAAGCAAGGGCGGGATTGCAATCAAGATCTCAGGCTAAAACTTTCATCTATGCATTCTTGTACGGAGCAGGAGATGCAAAGATTGGACAAGTGGTTGGAGGAAACAAAGCTCAAGGTAAACGAGTTAAGCAATCTTTTCTCAATAATTTCCCATCACTTAAGTCTTTTAGAAATAGAGTTAAGAGAGAAGCAGATCAAAGAGGTTACATCAAAGCTTTAGATGGACGTAAAGTATTTATACGTAGCTCACATGCTGCATTAAATTCTTTACTGCAAAGTGCTGGAGCTATCGTTATGAAGCGAGCTTTGGTTATACTTAATAATAAATTACTTTCGAGCGACATAGATGCTCACGTTGTAGCAAATGTGCATGACGAGTGGCAGATAGAAACTTGGGAGAATGATGTAGATAGACTAGGTTCTATGGCGGTTGACTCCATCGTGGAAGCTGGTGTATATTATAAACTAAAGTGTCCGATGGATGCTGAATATAAAATAGGAGATAACTGGAGTGACACACACTAACGTAATAGCAATGACTAGAAAAGAAAGGTATGCTCTTGTTGAGTCTAATCCGCAGAGTAAAGATTATAAACTATCTATACTAAGGGCTGCTAAAAGGCGAGCAAGAAAAAGAAACATATTTTTTGACTTAACTGTTAATGATATACATGTAGGTACACATTGTCCCATACTAGGTACTATGCTTGAGGTCGGGTCAGACAACTGGCAGAACTCTCCAAGCCTAGACAGGATTGATAACACTAGAGGGTATGAACCTGACAATGTTATGGTAGTATCTATGATGGCTAACTCAATTAAAAACCAAGCTACACCTACACAAATAAGAAAGGTTGCAGACTTCTATGAAAAACTCTACGCAGAAAAACTTATCAACATTAGTTAATGATATATATGATACTGTATCTGATTTAAATATAGGAGAAAAACAAATACCTGATGAGTTGTTAGCTGATGTTACAGCAGGTATAGGTAATGCTATAATTGAATGGGCAACTCCGAGGGACAGAAGCAATTCTGTCCTTCGTATGTCTAGCATTGGTAAACCTTCAAGGCAGTTATACTACGCAGATAAGTATAAAGAAAGTTCCCCGCCTGACGCAGCTACTTTGATTAAGTTTTTGTATGGTCACATACTTGAGGAGCTGCTTTTATTTTTAGTTAAATTAGCAGGTCACGAAGTTACTGACCAACAAAAAGAAGTTAATGTTAAAAACATCAAAGGTCATATGGACTGTAAGATTGATGGTGAGGTTGTAGATGTTAAGAGTGCCTCTGGTTTTTCTTTTAAAAAGTTTCAGAATGGTACTCTTAGAGAGAATGATCCCTTTGGTTACATGTATCAGCTTGCTGGGTATGAGAAAGCAGAAGGTACGAATGACGGTGGCTTCTTAGCTATTAACAAAGAGTCTGGAGAGGTTGCTTTGTACCAGCCAGAAGAACTAGACAAACCTAATGTTGAATCTAGAATAGACGATTTAATAGAGATGTTTAGTATACAGCAGATACCTGACAAGTGTTATCAACCTATACCAGCAGGTACTAAAGGCAACATGAAACTACCTATGGGCTGCGTGTACTGCCCACATAAAATAGAATGTCACAGTGATACTAACAATGGTAAGGGCTTACGTATGTTTAAATATGCTAAGGGTATAGAGTATCTTACTAGCGTTAGGTCTTTACCTAGAGTAGAAGAAATAATATGAGAAAGAAAACATTAAAAAAAATTAACAATAAAGTAGATAGCTTACTGGTTGAGTGGGTTAAAAGCCTGTTGAGTGACGAGGAGCAAGAACAAGTTACTCTTGAAAATTATAAAACTTTATTACCTAAAGAAGAATACATATTAGCTAGAGGTACAAACTACTTATCATTTTATACTTGCCGATGGGCTAGGCAAAATATAAAAAAATTAATTCGTAAAGGCGTAGACTTAGACAGTATAACTATTGGAGATTTAGAATGGATGCTGAAAAAGACAAGCACGAACCGTCAGTTGAACAGCTTCTAATTATTATGGCTTGCACGTTACAGTTACGTGGTGGTGATTTAGAACTTGAAGAATTAATATTTCTTAAACAAGCAATAGATAAAGGAATAGACAGTCACAGAAAGGAGATACATTGAAAAGAAAACCACGTAAAAAAAGACCTAAGCATATAAAAGTAGATGGGTATGATAGTATTTGGGAATACATACTTCACGATACCTTACTTAAAGAATGGGAGCATCACTCAGAAAAAGTAGAGTACACTGTTAAACATACTTACGAACCAGACTTCAGAAGGACTTTACAAAACAAAACAATTCTGTTAGAATCTAAGGGTAGATTTTGGGATCACGCTGAGTACTCTAAGTACATATGGATACGTGAAAACCTGCCCAAGAATACCGAGTTAGTATTTTTATTTGCTAACCCCTCCGCACCAATGCCTAATGCTAAAGTAAGAAAGGATGGAACTAAACGCAGCCACGGTGAGTGGGCTAGTGTTAATGGATTTACTTGGTACTCAGAAGATACCTTACCTGATAAGTGGGTTAACATGAAGGCAAGAGAAACAGAAGAATTTTTATTAAGAAAACGTGCAGCAGAAGAAGGAAGTAAGGAAGAAACCAATGTCGAGATTTAAACAACTAGATGCTATATTAGAAAAAGATATAGAAGATGTAGTAAACAATCCTATCCATTACAACAAAGGTAAAGTTGAATGTATTGAAGCTATCGAAGCTATGCTAACTAAAGAAGAATATCTTGGGTACTTACGCGGAAATAGTTTTAAGTATAGATGGAGAATGAGATATAAGGGAAAGCCCTTAGAAGATTTAAATAAAGCAGAATGGTATGATACTAAAGCTAAACAATTTGTTATAGACAATCCTGAGTTGACGGAGAAATCAAATGACGATGGAAAGAAAAGCTGAGCGAACCGCTAAGTTTAATAAAAATAAAAAATCAAAAACTAAACAGAAATCTAAACGATACAAAAAAGAAAAAAAGGAATACACGAATGACTTTGAAAACTCAAGAGTATCTTGGGATACAGATAGATTATGATAAGGAAAAAGAACTTAGTCAATTTTCATTAGACACATTAAAAGATAGATATTATTGGGAGGAAGAAGATCATGCTCAACAAGCTTTTGCTAGGGCTGCAATATTTGGGTCAACGTACAAAGGACACACTGATTACGGTCTTGCACAAAGACTTTATAACTACGCAAGTTCTTGCTGGTTTATGTTTAGTACCCCTATACTTAGTAACGGGGGAACCTCTCGCGGCCTCCCCATTAGCTGTTTTCTTAATTTTGTGCCTGATTCCCGTCATGGGTTATCTGATCACTATGATGAAAACATATGGCTGGCATCAGCAGGTGGAGGTGTCGGTGGATATTGGGGTGCTGTTCGGAGTAACGGTACTAGCACTACTAACGGTAGCAAATCTACTGGCTCTATCCCTTTTATGCATGTCGTAGATTCACAGATGCTTGCCTTTAATCAGGGCGTTACAAGGCGTGGAAGCTATGCAGCCTATATGGATGTAAGCCATCCTGAGATTGAGGAGTTTATAGCCATGCGTAAGACTACAGGAGGAGACTTAAACCGTAAGTGCTTAAACCTACACAACGCAGTAAACATAACCAATGAGTTTTTAGATGCGGTACGAGATGATTTATCTTGGAGATTGATTGATCCAAAAACCAAGACAGCCGTAAAAAATGTAAGTGCTAGAGACTTGTGGTGGCAGATAATACATACACGCTCTGAGACAGGTGAGCCATACATAGTTAATCTAGATAACTGCAATGACGCACTACCCAAAGAACAAAAAGACTTAGGCTTAGAAATACGCCAGAGCAACCTATGCTCAGAAATTACTTTACCTACCGACGAAGAACGTACAGCGGTCTGCTGTTTGTCTAGTGTTAACCTAGAAAAGTTTGATGAGTGGTCTACTGATAGTTTGTTTATTGATGACCTTGTTACTATGCTTGATAATGTAATAGAACATTTTATTGAGAACGCAGTAGACACAGACGAACTAGGAACATACAGAGCTAACGCAGACAGATTTAAAAATCATATTAAGGAGGGAATGAATGGATATAAAAAATCAACTTACTCGGCTTATCGAGAAAGGAGTATCGGGTTGGGAGCGATGGGTTTCCACAGTTACCTCCAAAGCAAAGGAATCCCTTTTGAGGGTATGTACGCGAGTTCGTTTAACAACAGAGCGTTTAACCTTATCAAAACTAAAGCAGTTGACGCAAGTAAAAGACTTGCTGAAGAAAGGGGCGAAGCACCTGATATGGTTGGTAGCGGATTACGTAATGCTCATCTCTTGGCTGTTGCTCCTAACGCTTCTAGTTCCATTATATGTAATGGTACAAGCCCTAGTATTGAGCCTTCAAGGGCTAATGTGTATACTCACAAAACGCTAACAGGATCTTACCGCGTACAAAATAAATACCTTGAGAAACTTTTAGAAAGTAAAAATAAAAATACAGATAAAGTATGGAAGGATATATCAGCACATGAGGGGTCAGTGCAGCACCTAGACTTTTTAACTGATGAAGAAAAAGAAGTCTTTAAAACTGCACCAGAAATAAATCAGATATGGATAATAGAACACGCACACCACAGACAAAACTATATATGTCAAAGCCAAAGCGTAAACTTATTCTTTGCTCCACCTAAAGCTACTGAGCCACAGGAAGTACACGATGCTTTCTTACAGTATGTTAATGATGTTCATTGGGCAGGAGCTAAAAACTTAAAGTCTCTGTACTACTTGCGGTCTGACGCTGCAAGAAATGCAGAAAATGTAAACATAAAAATACCACGTATAGACTTAGAAAATGTTGAATGTTTAGCGTGTGAGGGATAACAATGAGCCTACTTAATACCAGAGATTACTACAAACCTTTTGACCATCCTTGGATGTTTGATTACTACGTACAGCAGAATCAAATGCACTGGTTTCCAGAGGATGTACCACTACACAATGACGTTAAAGATTGGCAAGACCTTAACGACACAGAACGCAGCTTGCTTACACAAATATTTAGATTGTTTACTCAATCGGATGTAGATGTAGGGTCAGGCTATGTAGATAAGTATATGCGTATATTTAAAAAACCAGAAGCCCGTATGATGATGGGGGCTTTTGCTAATATGGAAAGCATACACCAACATGCATACAGTTTACTGTTAGACACGGTAGGTATGCCTGAGACAGAGTACAAAGCGTTTGCAGAGTACGAAGCTATGGCAGACAAGCATGAATACATAAACAATATAAAGGTTACTGTTAAAGATAAAGAAAGTATTGCTAAAGCATTAGCTGTGTACAGCGGGTTCACCGAGGGGCTACAGTTATTTAGCAGCTTTATAATACTTTTAAACTTTCCAAGATTCGGAAAGATGAAGGGCATGGGTCAAATAATTACATACTCTATACGGGATGAGTCCTTACATGTAGAAGCTATGACAAAGTTATTCCGTGAGTTTATACAAGAGAACATAAACCTGTGGACTGATGACTTTAAGAAAGAAATTTATCAGGCTTGTAGAGATATGGTAGACCTAGAGGATAGGTTTTTAGACTTAGTGTTTGAGGTAGGAGAGATAGAAGGATTAACTAAAAAAGAAATGCAGCAGTATATTAGATACATTGCAGACCGCAGACTACTACAGCTAGGCTTAAAACCTAACTATGATGTACACGATAATCCTTTAACTTGGCTTGATGATGTACTAGGTGTAGAACACCAGAACTTTTTTGAGGGTCGCTCTACTTCTTACATGAAGGCAGGGCTAAGAGGTAACTTAGAGAAGGTGAAGTTTGTATGAATAAAAAAGAAGGAAACATAATATCATTCAGAGTTTTTATAGATTCAAAAGGTAACTTGGTTACGGAGTTTAAGAAGCTTCCTGAAAACGAAATCAAAAATATATTCGACGAGCATGACTCGCCTTTAGTAGCAAAAATAATTAATGAGCTAAACCCCAAACTAGAGGGGCTTCACTCGCATTTAGAAAAAGAGTTGGGGGTTTTACGTTAACGCATGTTTATGTACATCGTAACTTCAAAGCCATATCTCATATCTATGTATGTTGGTTTTTCCCATATCATTGTAAATATCTCCTTTTAACTTACTGCTTTAATACCTAATCGTCTGTTCAGCACCATCTGTTCTGATGTGGTTAAAACAAAATTAGAATGTTTACATATCTGCTCTATCAATAATTTTTTTAAAGCATCATCTTTCCTGTTGCTCTCAGCACATCCATATATCTCAGAGAACATCGTGCCTAAATGTTGCAAGGCATCGGTGTTTACTCTGATTGTGGCTGCTTCTGGAGACTCTGTTTGAAAATTAAAAATCTCATCCATTGCATTACGCCCCTAAGTCAGTTGTAAAAACTTGAAGTGGTTGCTCCTTACCCTTAACTGTAATCTCATTCATCCTTGTTAAATTGTATTTACTTTTACTTGCTGTAGATTCACCTATTAATATATCTACCTGCTGTTCTTTAGTAGCCGACTCTAATCGAGCTGCTGTATTTACAGCGTCACCTATAGCCGTGTAGTCGAACCTTGAATCACTACCCATGTTACCTATTACAGCTTCTCCTGAGTTTATGCCTATGCCTATAGCAATCTTTGGCAGCCCTTCTTTTACAAGCTTGTCATTCAACAAGTCCATATTAATTAGTATTTGATTAGCACAGTTAATAGCTCTGTATTCGTGGTCATCTTGGTCAAGCGGAGCATTAAAGATAGCCATCATAGCGTCACCAATATACTTATCCACCATCCCACCATACTTCTGCACCGCAGTTTGCTGTGCTGTCAAAGCTTTATTCATTATATAAGTGACTTTTTCAGGCGGTAAAGTCTCGGACATACTCGTAAACCCTCTAACATCTGTAAATAAAAAGGTAGCGTACCTCTTTTCTCCACCTAGTCTGAGCAAGCTAGGGTCTTTCTGTAGCTGTTTAACCTGTCTAGGGTCTAGATAATGCTCAAATTGTTTCTTTATTTGTTGCCTAAGCCTATGTTGGGTACGGTAATTTAAAAAGTAGGCCACCGTAGAGGCCAAAATCTGAGTGATTAATGCCCAAGTTGTGTCGATTAGCAGCCCATTCTTAACAAATAGTATTTCTGTAGCTGCTGTACCACCAAAGATTACCAGTAAAGAAAGCACTCCTCCGACCACACCTAAGCCACTAACTAACATCCACACCAGAGTCACTGTAGTGATGTATATGAGGAGTTCTAGCAACAATGCATAGTTGGGTACATGTGGGCTGTTCTCTATCAACATGGACTCTGCTAGGGCTGCTTGAATGTATTGAGGTTCTAGAAGTCCTATAGGCGTTGCTACCTGTGGCATCACTCCATCGGCTGTAACACCTACAAAAACAAACCTACCTTCTATGTCGTAAGAATCATACATCTCATCTAACAAAGAAACCTCGTAAGTCTTTACCCAAGATACCCACTTCCTACCTAACGAGTCTACTTTAACAGGCGGTATACCCTGCACTGTCACTTCTTCTAATCCATTCTCACCAGTTGTTATTATATATGTCTGTGCATCTGCCAGTACCTTTAGTACCTGTGTACCAAAAGAAGCCAGCCAACCGTCAGGAGTCTTGTATAGTAGCGGTACTCTGCGTACTAAGTTATCTACCTCTACAGGAGCTGTTGCTATACCCTGCTCAGTCCAATCCGAGTCCTTCAGTATATCTATGTTTTGAGCTACACCGTTTGATAAATAACCGCCTTCTCCCTCACCACGTATAACAGTTCCTACGGTTTCGGGGTACTCTCCACTGTTGTTACCAAACAAGGCTAACACTGTAGATGTGTGGCTCAAAGACTTAGCAAAGGCTTCATCTCCTCCGAGCCTGTCTGGATGCGGAAAGGACATAACCCATCCTACTCCTGTAGCACCTCTACGCAGTAAGCTATTGTTTATTTCTGCTAGTCTAGCGCGAGGTAGTGGATACCCACCTTCTCTGTTTATATCTTCTGCTGTAATGTTTAGTATTGCAAAGTAACCAGACTCCTCTGGTGTCTCTACAAGCCTATCAAATGTTCTCATCTTTAGAACTTGATAAGCTGTAGGCTGTAGCAGTAGTGGAAGTATAAGTAAACTTATTAAAATAAAGCCGTATAAATTTTTCATTAAGATCCTTGTAATATTCTTATTGTTGAATCTGAACCACCATTAATCTTGACAATCTTTTCGACACCTTCTTGCATAAGGACTACGGTATACGCATTACTTCCATCTACGTCTAACCTAACTTTGTGTCCTACAAATCTTTGCAGCGTAACTATCTGCCCATTTACTAGCGTAGTAATCTGTGTATCTTTATCTTGACCTAGCGTTGTACCTGTAATCTGCATCGTACTAGATTGTTTTAATTTATCTTCTTCTTCGGCAACTGCAAGAGCATCTAGTACATTTAGCAGATCTTCCAAGAAGTTAACGTCAAGATAATTAATATCTAATTCAGTAAATTCAAACTCTGAGGACTCGTCAAGAAAATCATCTGCTAAAAAGTCCACATCTAACCCTGAAAAATCTAAGTACGGGTTCTTTTCTGCTACAGTTTCCACCTCCTCGACACGTTCGACTCTTTTAGGAGGAGTTACAATCAACATGTTATCAATTAAATCTAATGTTAAATTTAATATAGCAGGTTTAGTCGGTGCATTTACAAACAGTGAAGCTGTAGTAGCTTGATAAGGTTTGTTTAAAGTCACGCTACCCGCTGCTGTCGAAACTACAATCTCTCCAGAGGACAAACCGTTAGCATCAGGCAGTAAGATAATTAAACTTTTACCAAGCTCATCTACTGTGCATGTAAAGTCTGTACCGAGTATTGCAATGTTTGCTGTAGGTGTAGATAGGTTAATATTCTTTTTATCTATCTTACCCAGCTTGCCTGTAAGAAACCTAGCCGTACCTCTAGCAAATTTCAGAGTCATTTTAGACTTGCTAGGGTTTGGGTCGTAGATGTACTCATTGATTAGTAACTTACTATGCTCAGTAAGTTTTACTTTACTGTCATCTTCAAAAGTTATAGCCATTCTACCTCTAGAAGTTTCTACATTGTCTAGCGATTGAATGCCTAAGTTAAGCTCTGCCCCTAACTCTTTATCTCTGAGTACCCTACCACGACCGTTAAGCTCTGATATAGCTCCTATGTCAGCAGCCCACAGCGGTTCCTTGATCATCTTGCTCGACACAAACAGAACCATTAGAACCGTTAGAAGTAATCTTGAGCCAATCATTGTTTTGTGTACTTGTTTGTGAAACACTGAATGTCCTTGAACCTCCTGTATGATCTAACCAAAAGTAACCTCCTGCACTAGCGTTAACTCCTGTACCTGCATAGGTTATTGTATTGTCGCTACCATCTATATCCATATAGTTTGTAGCTTGGTCAATGTTTATGCTAGATGTAATTGTGTTGTTACTTCCCTGTATTATCCAATCTAAATCAAGAGTACCTGCTGCTGCAGTTGTCGCTTGATTAAGAGTCATTGTATTACTGCTTCCTGTTACGTTGACATTTACATTAGAACTGTCTGCTCCATACGTATTGTTTGTATCAGTTGAAACTGTCATATCATTTGAATCACCAGTAAACTGGAAAAATCCAGTGTACGAGTCTGCTGTTATATCCCCTTTCCAAAGGTTGCTTGAACCTATTTGATTTATATCTAGAGTATTTGTTGTACCTATGAAGTCAAAATCTGTAAGCGTACCTGCTACAGAACCAACACCACCTATCAGGTTAGAACCGCCCTGTTGTTCTAGGTCAATATTTGCAGTCGCTCCTGATTGATCCATATATATCTCGTTATCAGCTAAAACAAAATGCATAACAGAAAAAAATAATATAAACGCTTTAATCATTTTTTATCTCCCAGTATTTTTTGCTTATCCCTTCGTTAATAGTTTGTAGTACTGCTGTCTCTATTGCTGCTTGAAGGGCAATGTTTATCGATTCATTCTGCACCGAACCATTTTCAATTTCTATTAGTTCAGTTCCTTGAGCTACAAATTTAAAAACATCTTGGTTGTATCCTACACTTAGGACACTCTTAGTTACTAAAGTTTCTATTAGTACCCTACCAGTAAGTACAGAAACTGTTCTTAATGATACAGTAATAATATCTTGTCTGTATTTTCTGGAAGCTCCGATACCTAAGTACCTTGCTCCAGAACCTCCAGAAAGCACATTACTTTCGTAACCTACGACACTTCCCTCCATAAGCAACCCTGCAAAAAGTAAAGGCTTTAACTTTTGCTTCTCATCAAAGTCTGCTCTAGCTGACCTGATAAGCTGCCTTTCCTTTGCAAGATGCTCTAGCCCTACTCTATCGACTACATCGAAGAACCCACGCTTCTCAGAACCTGCGTGGTGTAACGCTCGTATAAGATACGCTACAGGCTTTTGAGTTACGGCAGTACTGAAGCTTGCATACTCCCCGTTGCTTCTTCTCTGCCCTGTGTCATCTAAGAAAGCTCCTGCATACACCGCAACTACGGGTTTTTTAATCGGTGCATTTACTATTGCAAGTTCTTTTATAAGAAGCTTTCGTATAACTGGTTGTTCTATTTTGGGAGATATATGTCCTCTCATTCCTCCTGTATTTGCACAACTAGAAAGTAAAGCTGCCAATAGGAACAGTAATAGTAGTTTCACCACCTTCCGTGTCTGTAATTTTAAGTGAAACAAAACTTCCATCTGTACTATAATCCACCTTATTACCTTCTAATGTAAAGCTTCCGCTTTCTGATTTAGTTTCTCCAAACATATTGTCTACTAGCTGCCTAGATAGCTCTGCATATATCCGACTTTCTAAGTTACGAATAAACCTAGCAAGCGTTGTGTTATTTTGGTCACGTACTAGTTCTTCTTTATACGCTTGGATTTCTTCTTTAATTTTTTTTTCACGACTGTGTTCTTGATTTTCTATAGTAAGGTAGTGTGCTGACGTACCGTTACCAGAAAAACTAGGACTTTTAAATTTAAATAACATCTCATCAGCAGAAATGGTATTTAAAAATAAACTACATACAACACTAAGTAGTAGTTTCATTATTGTTTTTATTTTCAATTTCACGTAACTCTATAACCGTATCTAGTTTTTGCTGTAGTCGTATAATGTCATTGTCCAACATCCTTATGCGATCTATCAAGCCTACTAGAGTTCCCATTGTTTCTCCTAGCTTGGCTTTTATTTGTTTGGTTATAAACTCCCATATGAAGTAAATCATGTACAGCAAACCTACCGTAGCCACAATAGGAAAACCATACTCTCCAATAATCTGTGCTACGTTCACTAGTCTCTCCTCGCATCTTCTTTACCGTTAGCTCTAGATATTCTATCCAAGTCTGGTCGGATACCTAAAACTGTACACATAGTACAATCTATCCTTACCATATCGTGATTCATTGTTTTAACCCTGTTGTCAAGATTAAACACAATATTATGTATTGCATTTACTTCTCCAATAACAGATTGAAGTATGTACTTTATGGTAAGAAAAATAAAAAAGCCGCCTATAAGCGACATTGCAATAGGAAACCCTACCTCAGCTATTAGTGTAAATACATCGTTCATTTTGATCTGTCTTTAATAACCTCTCTAAGTATTACCACAAGAAAAATTACAAATGTTACTTGAATTAAACTCATTACCATTTCACTTTGTTTGCCCAATAAGCTGCACTCATTTTGCCCTTAGCAATGTTTTTACCATGCCGAGCCTTAAATGATTTACGCCTCATCTTCTGTGTACGCGACTCACCAGCTTTAGGTTTACCAGCAGTCTTAACTCCCTGCTGACCAAAACGTATAGTCTTAACCTTGTCACCTTGTTTAGCTACAACTACGTGTGATTTAGTTGGGTGCTTAGGAGTTCGTTTAGGCTTGTTGTATCCGCTAACACCTGCTCTTTTTAAGCGCGAGTCCTTAGCTTTACCACCTTTTTTGTATTCTTCTCGCATCATTTCTTACGATACCTCCTAGTTTTCTTAGCTATCTTTTTAGGTTGCTTACTGTGTTGCTTACCTTTCTTAGTATCTTCACGTTTCTTTTTAGTAGTTGCAGCATACTCTTTACTCGACAAAGCTTTGATAGCTTTTGTAGGCAGGTAACGCTCTCCTGTCTCCGAAGATTTTTTACCAGACTTAGTACGCCATTTTTGTTTAGACCACTTCTTGAGTGACTTTTGAGATTTTTTAAGAGCCACGGGCTTTCTTCTGAGCTTTCTTAGATAATTCTTTTAAATGGTATAATCGTTGACTAGTTTTACCGTGGGTCTTACCAGTATGTAATTGACCATTAGGCATCTTGTGTGTATTACCTTTCCACTCTGTACCATCTTTTTTATAATGTTTAACACCTTTCATTATTTGTAACCTCCACCAGCAGCTTTGTATTCTTTAGCAAGCATCTGAGCTTTTCTTGCAGACCACTGACCTGCCTTACCACCCTTAGTACCTGCTTTAATTTTATTAAACAATCTCTTACGCATAGTAGGTTTAGTGTAGTTACCTGCTTCGTTTACTTTAGATTTAGTTTTTTTCTTTTTAGCCATTACTTGTTCCTTGTCATTGCAGCACTACCGAAGTAGAAACCTATGATGTTCATTATAGATACTGGTAGCCACTCTGGAGTTACCCAACCCTCTAGGGTAAGATACTCTGTAACAGTGTGGGTACTGTCAAAGATACCAAATAAAAACTTACTACCTTGTGTAACTTCTACTGGTATATTTGTAACTTGGTTTAAAAGAGGGGCCATAAAAACAATACCAATACCAGCTAACATCGCAGTAACCACAATAAACCTACGTATCCAAGCAGCGTTAGGATTCTGGTACGCTCTTGCGCTGTCTACACTTTCCTGAACTTGCTGATTAGCTTGTAGCATCATCTTGTGTTGTTCTGCTTTGTCTGCTTGAGACTGTGACCACATCTTCATAACCCCACCTAAAGCGGTAGAGCCTAGCATTGATATTGCTTCTACTGGTAATCCAAACATTTTACTTTCCTTTTTATTGTGGACTATATTTGTTATAAAAAGACTGAGCTTCTTTTAATCTTCTATCTAAATGAGGAACTTTAGGTCTTTCCCAAATTTCTGAAAAAGTTTTTGTCATTTCATTAAGATCGTTACCTTCTAAAACTTTTCTTAATTTTTCAGCATTTTTTCTTCCAACTATGCTTAATACCCCTTTAAGATTTTTTCCATACATAGTAGTGTCATCTGGATTTCCATATATTGTATCATCCATAAATTGAATTTGAGATTCTAAACTATCAGGAACATTTTTATTTTTTAACCACATATCATAATATTGTTTTTTTCCAAATTTTCCAGTAGTTAACTGAAATATTCCATGACCTACAGTATTACTTTTTTTACCTGTTGTATCTTCTACTTGAAATGGACTAAAAGTACCGCCTGTTTCTACTGATACGTTACCTATTAAAGCAGCAATAGCTTTATTATTATGAGCTAATTTTTTTAAACTTTTTACAATTTGTAATTTACGATCTTTAACAGTTTCTACTGGTAAATTTAAAGCTTCAGGTTTAAGTTCAGGTTTTATATCTCCTGTACCAAATGTTTCTACAGAAACTTTTTTAGGTTCTTTAGATTTAAAATAATCTTGTACTTGTTGTGCTTTTTTATAATTGTTTGTAGCAAACCAAGCTGCTTGTTTTTCATTATCAAATTCTATAAACTCTCCTGTTTGTATAGCTCTTTCAAAAGCAGCTTTACCTGTTAACTTTTCAAGCTTATTAGTTTTAGGATTTACAAAAATTGTAGGATACGCAAAGTTACCGCTATTTGCCATGCGATGAGTTTCTCTACCTTCTTTTGTTTCAATAGCCTTTGTGTAGTTTGGGTTGTTACTATCAACCATTCTATTTACAAAAGGAACATCTTTATTTTTTTCTATAATTTTTGTAGCAAATTTTTTGTCTAGTACTGGCTCTGACTTTATTACTGAATCAGATGCTTTTGCCTCACGTATAAATATATTTTTTATTGCATCAACAATTTTACCGCCGTTAAATTCTTTTACTCTACCACCATACCCAAAACCTAACCTAGCAAGAGGGTCAACAACACCGCCACCCATAAACCCTAAACGTCTTAAAGGATCTTCTTGATCAATAAAAGCAGTACCAGCTTGTATGTTGTATGGCAACCCTGTAAACTTATCTATACGCTCGTCAGGCTCAGTAGAAGCATTTGGTATATCTACTTCACCACCCATTGCAAAACCACGCCTACCTCTTTTCATTTTTTCAAACTCTTCTAAAGATACTTCTTTCATTATATCTTTAGTTTGTGTAAAATCTTCTATTTCTTGAGGATACAAATCAGCTCTAGAAATTTGTCTAGAATATGCTTCAATGTTTTTTAAAGCTTCTTTAGCTTGAGTTCTACCCATTTTTTCAACGATAGCTTTTTTTCTAGTTTTACTTATTGTATCAGGTAAAAATTTACCTCTTAACAAAAAGTATCTTTCTTTTTTACCAACAATACCAGAAGCTTTTAAAAGTTTAGATATTTCATATTTTGCAAATCCTAAATCTCGCATTGCTAAAACATGACGAAACATTTCCTGTTGTGCTTGATATTTTTCTGCTTGAGATCTTGTGTACTCTGCAAAAAAATCTCTGCCTTCTTTACCGTAAGCTATCTTTGGCTTAGTTATTTGATATCTTGTGGTGCTTATATAGTTTTTAGTTTGGTAATTAAATTTATCTTCTATAGTAAATTTATTAAAATTAACACCCGATAACATTTCTAGAGTTTTAGCTTCTAAACTTCTTTTTTGTCCTGTTGTTGGGTTAGGAGTTTCAAAAATAGCTTCTGCATATTTTTTTAAATCTAACAAAACTCCGGGGGCTAACCCTTTAGCTAAATGACCAACCGCACCAATAACAATAGAATCCATATCTTTGTTTACAAATAGTTGCTTACCAGAAGATGTTCTTCCTGAATCATCTTTAAGAGCTGTATATAAATCACCCATAAGTTCTGAAAACATTGCTTCATCTGCAAACGGTTGTATCATTACTCCAAAAGAACTGATAGTAGCGTCTAACATTCTTTTAGGTAAACCTTCTCCATCAAGCTTACCCTCTGCAAATTCTCTGTGTATGTTTAAAGCTAAATCTTGCCAAACATTATAAGAGTTTAAATAAGTTGGGTCGTGTACAAAAAGATCGCCTCCAAAACGAGCAAACTGTTTGTTGTGGTTTTTAGTAAACCCTTCGTTAAGAGTATTTAATGCTTCGTTTTCTTCCGCAGTAAACCCTAAAACATTGTACCCTGCTGCACCTACAGCAGTCCATCCAAGGTTTGTACCTGCAAATCCTGCTAATCTAGCAGAACCTCTTTTCATAAGTTCGCTGTTACCTGATGTAATTTCTCTAACACCTTGTCTAACAATATGCCCACTAGTTCTTATAATTTCAGCGGGAAACGCAACAAAGTTACCAACAGGCATTTCACGTAAAGCTCTGATACCTTTAGCAACTCTATCGTAGTTAGGAAAAGTATTTTTTACTATTTCAGCAGCTCTTTTTTCTAAAACTTCTAAAGATTGTTCTGGTAAACCTTTTCTTACATTTACTTGGTTAGCTTTTTTTAAAATACTTAACTCTTTAGAAAAAGCATTTAGTTTAAAAAAATCATCTGTAGCCATGTATATTTGTTCAGGTCTTTTTAATCCATATTTAGTAGCAGCTTCAGTTACTTTATATTTACCTGCATGATCTTCTAAAAATCTAACAAACGCTGCAGGGTCAGTAGCTTCTGACATACCTAACAAAGCTCTTGTTTCGCCTAGTCTTACAGAAGTATTTACTACTCCTAAACCCTGCGCTCTTTCATACAAACTATTAAATGCTTTAACTCCACCATCTTGTATTTCATTAGTTAATATTTGAAAGTTAAGTTTACCGTTAAAAAGAGGATTAATACCGTTAGCTAAACCAAATTGAAAACCACCTATAGCATTTCTAAGATGTGTTGTGTGGTCATAAATAGTTCTCATACTTTGTTGAGTACCTTTAGCTGCTGCAAAGTATCTAAAGGTTTCTTGATTTTTTAATCCATCTTTCATTAATCCCCAAAATTGGTGGGTATCTTCCATATTGTTTATTGCTCTAGCAAGTTCTGGAGTTGTGTATTGACCATCAATAACTGAATTAGTACCTTGAATTTTACTACTAAATGTATTTGATTTATTTTTAAAAATATATTTAGCTTGAGTGTACGCACCGCCACGCTCTTTGTATATTTTTTTAGCTAACTTATTAACTATATTGTCTCTAGGTACTAAAGAAACATCTTCACTAGTTAAATCTTTTATATTTTTTAATTTTCCAGTATCAAAATTTTTAACTGCTACAGTGTAACGACCATTTTTATTTTTAGTAAGTTTACCTAATTCTCCACTAGAGTTTAATGTAACGTACTCTCCTTCAGGTATTTCAATTTTAAATGTATCTCTTAAATCTGATAAGTCAATATCTTTTAATTCTTTTCTAGCTGCTTCTAAAGATTGGTTAAATTTTAATGGGTTAGAAGGAGTTGATGCTCCTAGTTCAGCTAGTCTATTATAAAATTTATTTGTTACTACAATGTCTGATAATTTAGAAACAGTTAAAATAATGTTTTCTGTAGGACTTTCTATTTCTCCCATTAAAGCTCTTAAAGCTGGGTCAATTTCTTTTCGTTCTTTAAAAAAGTTTTTATTTATTTTTTTAACTTTAGAAATGTAATCGCTAAACGCATCTTTTTCTCCGCGAGTTAGTAAATCTTCAACTGCTTTAGTTGCTTTTTCTTCTATATTTTCTACAATTTGATTTGTAATATTTTCAGGTTTGTATTTAGCTAATCTAGCATTAACTAAACTATTTATTGCATCTTGTTTAAGATCTTCTGTAGGCACATATTTTGGATCTTCAAATAATCTATAAGACCTTCTTAAATACTGCCCCATGTTTTTTGCAATAGAAGTTCTAAGTACTTCTGTACCTATATTGTGATCTAGTATAGTTTGTGATAAGTCATCTATTAAACCTCTAGCACTAACTACTTCCTTTGCTATATCAGCACTTAAACCTCTAGTTTTTAAAACATCTACAACTTCTTCAGGACTTAAAAGTAATCCTTTTTGTTTATTTAAATCTGCATCTTCTAAAGCATTAATAACTTTAGAAATAACAGCTTCATCTTGAGTTGCTAAAACTTCTTTGTGCATAAACCCATCTAATCTTTTTGCTATATGAGTTGCTCTAGAAACTAATTGCCTTCTTAATGTAATAGCTTCTTCTTGTGCTTTGTAAGCTTCACGACTAAGAAATCCTCTTGTTGTAAAATATCTTTGCTTAAACCAGCTATTTTTTCCAAAAAATGTTTTGCTGCTTTGCTCTAATATTTGAGCTGTGCCTTCAGCAGTATCTGTAGCTGCTCTTTCAACTTGTCTAACTGTTGGAGATTTTCTAGCTTTTTCTGCAAGCCTTGCATCTTGTAAACTATCAATAAGTAACCTATCTGTTTGCTCATCTGCTAAATCGTCTACTGATTTATTAAACATTTGTTGAGATCTAGATTCTAAATCAACTTTTGAAAACCCAAGTTTTAAAAGTTTTGCAATACCTAATTCAGCAGCTCCTGATATAACAGACATTTTAGCACGTTGTAAAAGAACGCTATCTTCTTTATCTGCTGCTAAGTACTCAAGTACTGGAGCTTCATCAAAAATATTAGCTAGGTTATATTGTAAATCAGGCTTGTCTGCTAGTACTTGTTCTGTTATTTGGGAAGCAGCAAGACCTCTTTTAGTTCTGCTTAAATTGCTAATTTTTCCTAAAGCTTTATAAGCTCCTATACCACCAACCAAATAAGTACCTACATCTAATGCTCTACCAAAGTTAGTTTCTATAGGTTTAATTTCTCCCGTGTCAATATCTATAACATCTTCTGGAGTGTCATCAAACATTACATTTTTAACAAAACCTTCTCTAAATCTTTTAAATTTTTCTTGTGTGCTTTTGTCATAAGCTTCTTTATCTTTAGCAAAATTTCTAAACACAACATCGCTTACAAGCCTAGCTGGGCCTTCTACTGTAGACAAAGCAATACGTTTTACATCAGAAAGTTTAGATGGTTCTGTTTCTATAGCAGCAGGTGCTGTAAATTTTAATAATTCTTCCTGAGAAATATCTTCATATATAGGTTGACCAGTTTGAGGATTAAAACCTACAATTCTGCTAGACTTTCCTGTTAATGGATTAGTTACTATAGCCATTTATAAATCTCTTTATTAATCAATATTTGTTAAAGGAAAAGGAAGTGCGCTAAGTACTGATCCCCTTAAACGTTTTTCAAAAAGATTAGATAATATTACATCAGGTTTTAAAAATCCTTGTTTTGCTCTTAACTTTCTAGCTCTTTCATTTCGATTACCAGTTACTTTTACTTTGTCTGCTTCTTTTTGACCTTCTTTTTGAGCTTCTTGTAAACTTAGCAATGCACTTCCTGCAGTTAACCCTTCTTTTGCATCTACTTCTTGTAATTGATCTATTACGACTCCAATAAAATTTAAGTTATCAAATACAAAAGAATTATCTTCTTTATCGACAACTACTCCTTTATTTTCTAATGCTCTTATATATTGAATAGCTTTAGCAGCGTTTACAGTATCTTGACTTACTCCTCCAAGTAATCCTGCTTTTTCAAATTTAGTTCCTTTTAACTCAGGAAAATCTTTTAAAGTATTTTCATTCATCATTATATTAGGTTTTAACATTCTAGGCAGTTTAGGAACATCTACTTTAGATAAGGTTTCTCCAGTTTTTAAAAATCTACGAGCATCAGTAGGAGTTTCAGATTTTCCAATTACTGGCTCTAATAATGAAGCTTTTCTTATTTCTAGTTCTTTTTGAGAAATATCATCTTCAGGAGCAACAAATTCACCAGAAACATCTGCTTGTTCTGTTTGTATTGATTGCCCTGTAGAAAATGGATACCCATTCATGCCTCTTTGAAATCTTATATTATATTCATTTATTTGTTCTGGCCTTAACTCTAAGTTAGGGTCTGGTATAGCTAATACTTCTCCAGTATCAGGATTTACTCCTCCAGATATATGACCTAAAGGAAGTAAATTATACCCTTCATCCATCTGACCCCAATTATTTTTAACCGCGCTTCTAGCCACCGCTGCATTTTTAATTCGTTTAAGTTGTATTAAAGCAATATTATCGAGTTTTGCTCCTGACATAACTGCTTCATAAAGTTCAGGTATAGCTTGTACACCTTTATCTATTAAATCTAGTTGTGCAAGTTTACCTACTGCTGTCTCTTTATAGTTAGCCATATTAGAATTATATTTTTTAGCTATAAAATCTATAACTTGTTGGTATTCTCCAAATTTTTTAAAACTAATATTACTATTTAAATCTGCGCCACTTACATCAAAATTAGAAGCTAAATCAGATTCAATTTGTCGAGCAACAGCTGGTAAAAATTGTCTACCTTTTATGTAATCTGCTATAGTTTCTGATTTACCAAGTAAATAACTATCATCTATTTTTGCAGTTCTTCGGTTTACTTCTCTTACTTCTATTCTGTTATTTTCTGGATTAAATTTTCTTTCTATTGTAACATCATCTATACTGCCATCGTTGTTTGGCACTTCTTTTTCAGAATATTCAGGTACTATTTTCATACCTGCTATAATTCTTGGATCATAACGATTGTAGCCAAGGGTATTTTCTTCTTCTTTTATTTTATCTAAAATTTCAGCAAAACTAGAAGGGTCTACACCTTTTTGAGCCATTTCCTTTATTTTTTCTTGTAATAAATCCATATTTTTATAGGTATCACCTTCGTATATTTTAGTCCATCTTTGTGTTTCTAAGTCTTTATCGCTAAACATATTTCTTATTTTGTTAAATTGTCTACCAATAACATTTCCAGATCTAAAATTTATATTTGTTTTATGCTGAGCAAATTGATCTGGAGTTAATAATTTTTTATCAGCAAAAGCAAGTAAATCTCTGTCTTTTTTTAAATTAGCTTTAGCTATTTTATCAACTTCTTCTTGAAGTAACAATTTTAAAGATTCATCTGAATATGTAACACCTGTTTTATTATTTACTCTAAATCTTGGAATTGCTTGATTGTAACCTAAGTCTCTATAGTAAGCTAAAGCATCTCCAGCAGCATCTGCTTTTTTTAATCTATCTTTTACTGTTTGAGTTGTTCTACTAAGAGTGTCATACTTTCCATCATAATCCTGACCTTTAGATGTATCCCACAAAGCTTTTTTATTGTTTACTGCGCTTTCATTAAATTTAGTTAGTACTGCATCTGTAGCACCTTTTCCTAACTGAGTAGCTACAGAATAAGTCATGTATCTTATAAAATCTTTAAACGCTGAATCATCTTTTTCAGCATCTTTATGTGCCTGAACAAAATCAGCTCCAAGTTGCGTAGCCATTAACCTGTTCTCCTTTCCATTAACGATGGAACATTTTCTAATTTTTCATCTATTAAAAGTTCTTCATCATCTTGAGGTGTTTTAATTTGTTGTATTTTACTTCTAAAAGGATTTTGTAAAAACTCAATATCTTCATCATTTTCATCTTCTGGATCATAATCGTCATCATCGTAGTTTTCAGGATCTTCTGGATCATCTACAATAGTAGCTCGTATACCTTCTCTTTCAGAAAGACCTAAAAGCAAGTAAGCTAAAGGTTCAGCTAACAACAACATTAGGTCAGGATTTATTTCACCTTTTTGAAAGCTTTCTTTTAAAAATAACTCAACAAGATCCATAACAGGCATACCTTCTTCAAGCAACTCCATAATAGATTCATATCTTTCAGGCTCTGTAAAAAGCTCTAAAAAATAATTTATTGCTGATTCTTTATCAGTAAATTTAGGAGGTTGTGTGTATGCTGAAGGCGAATCAGGACTTTCTACTAGCGACTGACCAGCTATAGGTCTCCTTGTAGATGTTGCCATATCAGTATATTCTTGTTCAGTAAATTCCATTTTAATTCCTTATTAACTAGTTTAGAAGTTGTATGATACACCCATTTTAGTATTGTATAAATTTTCTGTTGCTTTATTAAACGTATCATTATTAAATAATCTGTTTTCAATTGCACCATAGCCACCACTAAAATCTAATGTAGGTTGCCCAACGCCAACTTGCATTAAAGATTTAAAACCTATTTCAGGATTTGGTAATGTCATAGTATTTTCTGTTGGTGTATATATTTGTCTACTTTGAGCAGCACTAAGCAAAGCTTGACTAGTAGCTGAACTAAAAGCTCCTCCTACATCAAAATTAGATAATAGTCCTTCACGCGCTTCTTTAGGAATACTTTCTGCTACTGTTGCAGGATTTACAGTTGTTGGCCCTGCATCAAATTTAAAACTTTCTAACTTTGGTTTAATTTTAGTTGTTAGTGCTTTATTTGGATCTCCAAACATGCTATCCGTAGCTGTTTTTCCTTCTACAGATTGAGGACTTAATAATGATTTATCTGTTTGAAATGTAGAATTTGGGTCAACTTTTTCAAATGCTTTTCCTGCAATTCCTGTAGCATCTTCATAACTAGAAGCATCTGGCCCTACTCCACCAAGAGAATAATTTTTAAGAGGATCAAAATCAGTTACTAAACTTGTTGCAGCATCTTTAGCTCCTACAAGATTAAGCTTACCTTTTTTTAAAGCATCACTCCAGTTACCAAGAACAGTATCAGTAAATCCTGCACCACCTTGACCTAATATAGGTGATTTAACTGGTACTCCAATTATTTCACCCATACTTTGTATAACAGGTTTAACAACTCCTCCAACCATGTCAGTGACTGTGCCTATAGTTCCTTTAAAAGCTTTAGAAGCTACTTGACCAGTTTGTATGACTTTGTTTACTCCTGTTTTTACAATTTTAGCTAATGTTCCTTTAATTCCTCCTGCTTGAATCATAGAATTTAATCCTGCTTTAAATCCTAAATTACCAGCCATACTTCCTAGACCACTCATTAAAGCACTTCCAGCTGCTCCAGTAATTAACATCATACCTATTTGACCAGCAATACCTAGTTTGTTCATAAATTTACCAAGTTTTTTCCAATTACTTTTAATAAATTTACCTACCTTTTTAAAAACTTTTCCAATAGCTTTAAAAGGTTTTTTGAAAACACTCAAAAATCCCATTACTTATTCTCCTTATAAACCTAATAAATTTTCTAGAAACCTAGCAAACTTTCTAAATTTTTAGCTAGTGTATCTCTAGAATACTTATAACCTTTCGCTTTCATTAATTCACCATTACCGTATATAGATGTTAAAATAGACATACCTCTTTCTAATTTTTGCTCTTTTGATTGTTGGTCAAAAGCTGCCTGATCTCTAAGAGCTTGCCATATATAATTTTGTTCAGATTGACTCATTCCAAAAGCAAATTGTGCTGCTTGTGAATTAGCTGCATTTTGAGCTGCTGTAGCTGCTGTGTTAGACTGTCTACGCCAAGTTATATTAGACTGCTCTACAGCTTGTGCATTTTGTTGATTCCATTGATCTGCTCTAAAATCTAATTCTGAATTAAATTGATTAACTTGACTTATTAACTGTTCATTAAATTTTTGAGCATCTGTAGAATTTTGAGCATTTATAGCACTAGCTTTATTAGCTTCTGAAGCATTAAATTGATTCATAGAGTTCATCATAGATGTATTTTGAAGTTCTATTTGCTGCGCTAAGTTTGCCATAAATTGATTTGTTTGATTTTCAGACGTAGCATTAAATTGTCTTGCAGCATTTTGAGCTGCTTGATCTGATAACATTCTTTGTTGCATTGCTTGTTGATCTAAAATAATAGCTTGTTGTGAATTATTTAAATTAGCCATGTCCATTTGTAAAAAGTTTTGAGCATTTGTAATTGCTAATTTAGTTCTTTGATCTGCTGCTGCCATATCCATACTAGCCATCGCAGTAGCATTTTGCATTGCTGATTGTTGCTCAGCATTAAAATCTGCCATAGTCATGGATTGCATAAACTTACTATTAGCTAATGCAGTTTGTTGATCTGCATTAAACTTAGTCATATCTATTCGAGCAACAGTATTAGCATTTTGTATTGCTGTTTGTTGGTCTACATTTAACTGAGCTAATCCCATCTGTTGTGCTATTTGCGCTTGAAGCTTGTTAGTCTCTAAAGTTCTATTAAGATTTGCTAACTCTGTTTGTTGGGCTGCTGTTAAGTTTTCTGAAGATGCCTGATTCAACGCAGTTAAATTTGCAAGACGCATTTGTTGATCGTTAGAAAGATTTGCTAAATCCATCTGCTGTTTAAATGCAGAGTTTTTTGCTAAAAAGTCTGCAGCTGTTTGCATCTCTGCAAGTCTTTCTTGGTTAACAGCAGCTTGGTCAGCTCCAGCAGCTTGTGCTTCTATCTGTAAGTTAGCAAGATTTACCTGTTGCTCGTTTCCTAAATTTTGAGCATTGGTAGCTTGTTGAGCTTGTAAATTAAGTGTTGCTGCTTGCTGACGATTTTGCAAGTTTTGCATTGCAGTTTGTTGTTGCTGTTGAGCAGAAAGCATTGTAGCATCTTGTCTAAACTGACTTTGCATAACATTCATTTGCTGTGCCATTTGTGCAGTTTGTGATGCGCTAGTTTGCCTATTAGAAAGATTAGCCATGCGTAGTTGCATAGATTGTGTAGCTTGTGCTAAGTTAGCTTGTTGTTCATTTGATAAGTTTTGAGCTGCTCTTTGTTGTAGTGCCTGTGCATTGCTTTGTGCTATAGGCATTGCTGATTGAATAATTGCATTAAATAAAGCGTCTCTACCAACAGTAGAAACACTAAGTCCTCTAGCAGCCATTTGACTTTGCACTGCTGCTACGGCTGGTCTAGCCCATGTAGGAGTTACTCCATCATCTATACCTGCTAAAAGAGTTTCCATTTGTGATGATACTAACGCTGACGTAGGAAGTGCTGCAATAGCTGCTTGTACTTCTACAGGTTGTGTATCTACTTGTGCTGTAACTGTAGCAGGATCTTCTACAATAGCTGCACTAATGTCTGCTGGTATATTACCAACCTCTGCAACCATAGACGCTGCTGCACCTTTAGCTTCTGTTCCTGTAACAGTTCTGCGTTGTGCTGCTTCGTAACCTGCTGTATTTATAATTTGAGCAGCTTCACCATCAGTTGCAGAAACACCTGTAATAGCTTCTCGTTGTTGTTGCTCTGCGGCTGGAGTAGCGGCTACAGTAACTTGTTGTCCTGTAACTTGATCTACCATAGACTTTGTATCCATAGTAAAGTCTTGTACTTGAGCCTGTGCTGCAGTTTCTTGAGCAGCATCACGTTGAGCAGTAGCTACTTTGTTAGCGTCAGTAAACTCTGGCCCTTGTGCCGTAGCTGTTTGAGTTACAGTACCTTGAGCTGCTTGAGTAGCTGCTAAGTCTCCTGCGGTAGCTGCTTCCATTGTTGCAGCAGTTATAGGAGCTTGTTGGCCTGCCTGAACTGTTGCACTTTCATTAGTAGTTACAGTAGGGGCTACAACAGCTGTAGGTTGAGCAACATTAGTTGGATCAGCCATCTGTTTAACATCAGTAGTTTGAATAGTAGCATCTCCAGAAACTACATTAGCTTTTAATTTTCCTGCTTCTTCTGCGATTTGTTCTGGTGTTTTTTCTTCGTATTTTTCTACCATTGGTGTGCTTCCTGTGCTTTCTGTGCTTTCTGTGTTTGCTGTTGTTGTAGCATTGGGTATTACTGGCTGTAGTTTTCCCTCTACAATTGTAAAAAGTCCCATTATATCATTCCCATTACAAGAGTACCCATACTACCCGTTACTGTTACAACCACAAACCATGCTAACTTCTCCCACCTTGCAGCATGAGTTTGAGCTTTCTGATTCAGCTCCCGAAGCTCCACAGCAACTTCCGCCCACCTTGCAGCACACTCTTTTTCGTGCATTGCTATTCTTTCTAGAGCTTCTACAGCAGCATTGTTTAGATCCATCAGACTGTCTCATTGTCTCTCAAATAAATGTCATTAGCTCCACCAGCTACTCTAGGAGCTTCTGGATGCTGTATACTATTTGCTCCACCACCAACAGGTTGTGAGTCAGTTAGATAGATAGAAGTACTAGCTACCTTAGATACAGGAGGATTGTAAATGTTATTAGCTCCTCCAGAAATTTTTGGTGAAGGGTTTAAGTAGTCTTGTGGTGTTGGCTGTACGCCACTTTGTTTCATGTTTGGCATTATTATCTCCTTTGTTTTACCAAGATGATGGTAGTTTTCCTTCAGATGTGGGTGTGTCTAGTTTTGTAAGTTGTGCATCTATATCAGCTTTTAGCTCTGCTTCAGTTTTTTCTATGTTTGCCAGCACCTGTGCTTTACACCAATCCTTAGTCAAACTATTAAAAGCTGTAAAGTTATCTGCATCTGCAGCACCTAGATATGTTTGTCTATAAACGTCTGCTGTGTTATTTGGAGTTTTTGCATCGCTCGTGCCCGTAAGCCGCCAGTGAATAGATTTAACTACGTCACTTAACGATCCCTCAGTTTTTACTGTGTCTAGTTGCTTAAAACTCCATGTGTATGTGTTAGCCATTATCCTGCCTCCAATGCGGTTATTCTAGCTTCGAGTTCTTGTATTGTTTTAACCAGTAATGGCACTAACTTACTTTGGTCTATACATTGATAGATTGGGTCGCCATTGTCGGCTACTGCATCTTTCGTGCCTGTGATAGCTTCTGGAACAATGCTAGACACCTCATGAGCTAAAAACCCATCTACTGTTTTGTCTGCATCTGCTTTAAAATTAAATCTTGCTGGTTTAAGTTGTTTTAGTCTTGTAGTTGCATCAAAAGTATAACTAACATTTTCTTTTAATCTGTAGTCAGAGCTTGTGTTATAAACGGTTGCCGAGCCATCTGTAGAAATATTACCAACTGCTCCATTACCATTAACAAACCCTATTAAACCCGTGGCTGATGTGACAAACGCACTACCATCACTATTTTTAGCTCGGCATGTCATTCCTATTCTTGAGCCATTGAGACCATCAAGTTGAAAACACCCATTGCCGATAGAACCGTCGGAATAATTTGTTGCTGATTGAATTAAAACATTGCTTCCACCTATAAATAATGTATTTGAAGCGTTGCCTTCATTTATAACAACAGGAAAACTTCCAGTATCTCTATCATTAATTACCATAGAGCCTGTTGCTATTGACTGCGCTCCATCTGACCTTACCTGAAAGCCATAGCCAGCATTACCATCTTCAAAAATCATTTCGGCGTAACTGTTTGTTGCGCTAGTTGAGACTTTAGCAGTAGTCGCTCCACCACTAGCAATTTCTACAAGACTGTCTGGGGCAGTTGTACCTATACCTACTCTGCCATCACCTCTAACTAAAAATGTTTCTCCTTTTGAACCAGTATGATTATCAGTTATAACAAAAGTATTTCTAGTAGTATTTGAGCCATGTTGTTGATAAATTTCAAACGCATCGGTGTTGTCATCACTTTGAGCGCTAAAGAAATGTCCGTTAGTTGCAGTCCCTAGTTCTGCATATACAACACTTGATTTATGAGCATTAAATCTAGCTGTGGTGGCAGTTTCTCCAATAGAAACATTGCTTGTGCCTGTCGGTATACTTATAACCGTAGCATCGGCATCGTTTTTTATAGTTACATCTGATGTTGAACCTTGCCCAGTAAGTATCAACCCTTCCGCAGATGTATACCCTATTGCCGCATTATCACCTGCCGCTGTATCAGTTGTAGCTTCTACTGTACCGCCTGTAATAACTCCAGTGGTTGTGATAGCTGAAGAACCGTTATCTATTGCCCCAAAGCCACTAGTAATGCTTCCAGAGTTTAATGCACCTGTCGTAACAATATTACCTCCACCTACTGAATGAGAAGCAAAGTATGTAGACACCGTATCAACATTTGTCATACGCATTGTGCCAGCGTCGTTAATTAGTATTCCGTCGCCACTAGCTACTGCGGTAGTTCCTCTAGCTGTTCCACCATCTATTAGGTTTATTTCAGCGGCAGTAGTTGTCACACCATCTAAAATGTTTAATTCGGCTGCAGTACTGGTAACACCATCAAGAATATTAAGTTCTGCTGCGGTACTGGTAACATTAGTACCGCCAATATCTAACGTAGTCATTGAGACTTCACCAGCTACAGTTAAAACACCATTGGCTACTGTCATTAAATCAGTATCATCACCATGTCCTATTGTTGCACCATTAATAACAACATTATCAACAGTTAACGCAGTTAATGTACCTAATGACGTAATGTTTGATTGAGCAGCACCTGTTACAGTAGCAGCAGTACCAGAAACATTACCTGTAACATTACCTGTAAGTGGGCCAGCAAACGCATCAGCTGTTACTGTACCATCAAAGTAAGCATCTTTAAACTCTAAAGAACTTGTTCCTAAATCTATTTGATTGTCTGTTACAGGATATAAAGCTCCTGACGTTAATGTAAGTCTTGCAGCATTATCTACTTTAAAATCAATTTCATTTGCTGTGCCAAAGTCTATTGCCGTTTGAGCATCTTCACCTATAATTAAATCAGTAGCATATATAGATGTAATATCTGTTTGAGCTGCATTTATTGTAAAAGTTAAATCGTAAGGATCTCCATCTGTACCATTGTCAGTGTCAGTCCAGTTAATGTCTATACCACCACCTTCAACAAATTTCATTTCTTTGTTTTTAGTAATAGTAACTTCTGTACCGTCTCCATCTTCCATAACAAAACTAGTAGCTGCAAAGTCTTGACCATCTACATACGCTTTAACTGATTGCTGTGTAGGTATGAGAGTTGCAGAGTCAGAGGACATATCATCCTCGTCTACAAAAGCTGTAGCTGTTATTGTACCATCTGATAAACTACCAAAAGTAACTGTACCTGTTGTGCTAATATTAGATGAGCCATTATCTATAGCTCCAAAACCTGATGTAATGCTTCCAGAGTTCAATGCTCCAGTAGTTACAATGTTACCACCACCTACGTTATGACTAGAAAAATAAGTAGATACAGTGTCTACATTAGTCATTCTCATTGTGCCAGCATCATTTATAAGTATACCATCACCAGAAGCTACAGCAGTTGTGCCACGGCTAGTATTGCCATCTATTAAATTTATTTCTGACGCAGTTGCTGTAACTCCATCAAGTATGTTAAGTTCAGCTGTTGTACTTGTAACACCGTCTAATATGTTAAGTTCTGCGGTAGTACTTGTTACACCATCAAGTATGTTTAACTCTGATGCGGTACTTGTTACGCCATCTAAAATATTAAGTTCAGAAGCAGTACTAGTAACACCATCAAGTATGTTTAGCTCTGCTGTTGTACTTGTAACACCATCTAGAATATTTAACTCAGCTGCTGTAGTTGTAACTGCTGTACTACCTATTAATAGTTTATCTTTAACAATGTCTATAGTTGTAGAACCTGCTGTTAATAGTTTGTCAGCTGACTCATC